AGTGGCACGGCTGGGGTACCTCTCTAAAGCCCGCCTGGGAGCCGATCCTCTTAGCGCGCAAACCGCTGGCGGGGACGGTGGTGGCGAACGTGCTGGAGCACAGGACGGGAGCGCTGAACGTGGACGGGTGCAGAGTGGGAACGAATGTCGAGACATGGCCCTCTTCCAGGCGAAACGGATCAGGGAATGGTAGAACGTGTGCTCTTGGTAGCGGTGGAGCCTATACAGCAACAACGGGTGACGCTCCTGCGGGTCGTTGGCCCGCCAACCTGATTCACGACGGGAGCGAGGAGGTGGTCGGGCTGTTCCCAGAGAACGTCAAAGGTGGCTCACACAACATTCCGAAAGGCTGGCGTGGATTCAACAACAATGGCAAGCCTACGGAAGCGAAGCAACTGGGAAGCTACAAGGATGCAGGCTCCGCCGCCCGGTTCTTCAAGTGCTGTTTGGACGATGACCCGGAAGATGACGAAGTGCGGAGGCTGGTCTACTGCGCAAAGGCGAGTCGGGCGGACCGGGAGGATGGGCTGGAAGAAATGGAAGGGCGTGTACAGGGGGTCCGGGGTGGAGAAGAGGATGATCTGAGCGAGGGCAAGGGGCCAACGCGGGCGACGCGCAATCATCACCCCACCGTCAAACCTACTGCCCTAATGCGTTACCTGTGCCGGTTGGTCACGCCGCCGGGGGGCATTGTATTGGACCCGTTCGCGGGCAGCGGGAGCACGGGGAAGGGGGCGGTGCTGGAGGGATTCCAGTTCGTCGGCATCGAGCTGGACGCAGGGTACTGCGAGATCGCGTCTCGGCGGATTGCTGCCGCCAAGCGGCTTGAACAGGAGGTCCTGCCATTAAGGTTGGCTGAACCTCCAGTAGAGCCCTGCCCTTTGACGCTATTCTGAGTACTCTTGGTGGGACTTTTTAGTATGGCAGTAGCACTCTTTAGAGCACGTGCAGGAGGTGTTTAGGTGGTAGGCTATCACGTTACCACTCCGAAGAAGCTGTTGCGTTATCGGCGTACCGGTTGTATTCTGCCGCCGGTACGATTCTGGCGTTGGCAGTCCAGTGCTGTACTGTGGGGGGCACGGGTGGGGCGCACGGTTCTTCTGGAAATCAATGTGGGAACAGCATACCCGCTACCTGACCACAAACCACGGGGGCACGCCTGCTGGACGCCTGAACATGTTCGAGAATGGAAACTGGTTGAACATGACCAGGGTTGCAATTGAAACGGCGGTCTGCCTGAAAAAGTTTCCTGCGGCTGCAAACGAATCGTCCCTGGGCGTTTGTATAGAGTAAACCCGTAAACCGAGGTAACGAGTTATGGACCTCACTCAAGGAGAAATGTAATGGAAGTGACAGTGGCCCGTGTAGCATTGGTTAATGCAGTTGCGAAAGCGAAGCTTGGGATGGCTGCACGCAGTACTTTGCCAAGCTTGCGCAACGTGCATTTGCAGGCGGCGGAGGGTGAAGGGTTGTCAGCGGAGTGCACGGATTTGGATACCTGGGTGCGGGCCAGGATACCGGAGGCACAGGTACAGTGCCCGGGGGAAACGGCGGTCCCTTGCAACAAGCTGCTCAAGCTGCTCAAGCTGTTCAAATCACTGAGTGAAGCTACAGTCACGCTGACGCAGCAGGAATTCTCATTGCAGATTGTCTGCGGAACGCAGCAGTTCAGCCTCCCCACATTTCCAGCAGACGCATACCCGGTGCGAGAATTCCAGTGCAGGGAGGCAGAGGCTGAATTTCTAAGGCAGGCGCTGCTGGATGGCTTGCAGGATGTGCTCTGGGCCACCTCTACTGTAGATGCTACACAGTACATGCTGTACAGTGTTCTATTTGATAGTGAGCAACTGGTTGCGACGAACACGCATAAGCTTGCAATTCTGCCGTTCCCCTGCGCCTCGCTGGCCGGAGCAATTCTGCCTGCTAAGGCGCTTTCTTCGCTGGGGAAACTCTGGGTGAAGTCTTCAGAGGAGTACCTTACCGTTCGTGTCCAGCCGCATACTAGCTCAGACAGATCGGGCAAATCGTACCAGTTGTTTGATTACGTGGAGTTTAGCACTGCCACGGAGAGTCTTGTGCTTAGACCAATTGAAGGGCAGTTTCCAAATTGGCGGCGCGTTGTTTCTGCCGGGGAGGAACTGTACTCCTCCTCGTTTGATGTTCCGCAGGGCTTGCTGGAGTTTGCCAGGTTGGCAAACGAATTGGATACCGGAGGCAAGCTGTACTTGACTATCCCGGATGATGGAGACGGGACGTACCTGCTGGTAGAGTTTGACTCCTCGGAGACACAGAAGATGGAGAGTGTGCGTATTCCGCTTGCACATGCAGCAGAGTCTTGCTATACCGCTGTAGCTCCGCGCTATCTCCAGGAAGTTCTAAAGGTCGTCGGACCGAAGGCTAGCGTGAATGTGCCCTGTATGGTGAAGCACAATGGCTCCGGGTATCCAATTAAGTTTGTGCGGGCCGATGGGCTAACCGTTCTGTTGATGCCTATGCGACGGAGGGATGCTGAGTGTGAGGCTGCACTTGCGCGGAAACAAGCGCAGTCTTCACCTCCTCAGTTGTGATTTAGCTACAGAAGGTACGCTCATGAAAGCTAGGCCTGTGCCCTCTCCTGGAATAGAGTTACCCTCATCTCCTATCGTTTCTGAGGTGCTTGTGCATCCACCCTTCCAGCGGATTTTGAACTACATTCCTGGAAAGGTACCTATTTCTCGCCTTGTGCTTCGTGTTGACCGGGCGGAGCCTAGGGGTATTGGCAGCATGAATTTCTGCTTTCTGACGAATGTGTTAGCAGAGGAACGTGAAGTGCATTTCCATGTAAACTACTACCTGACTGTGGAATCTACGCGACGCAAATCTGTGTTTCAGTCCAACGACTGGCCGACGCCAGGCATGGAGTTTGTTCCTGAAAGCCTTGTTCTGATCGAGCGTCGGTCTGCGCAGGGGCGGCTCTACTTTGCTCCTAATGCACCGGGTACATGGTGGAATGGGGACGGCGTGTGCCTGCACAGGTATGTACCTTCAGAGTATGCTGTGCAGCAAGCACAGGCAAATGGAAGGAATGCCCCTCTGTGATTGTCAGTGACGAACTGCTGGCCGAGCTACAGGCACGACCTCCTGAAGAACTCTCCGGGCTACCCGATGAGTTCCTTCAGGAGATTCTGCGGGAGACGGAGCAGTACGATGCAATGCAGGAGTCACTTACCAAGGGTGAGTGGTGTCTGCCTCCAGCAGACCCCCTGGAGTTTTTGACCTCTGACCGCTACCTTGGCTATGCAATTAAGCAGGTGCCCGTACAGGAGGAGTTGCTGACCAAGCTCTTCTACTCTGAGGTGGAGCCGCAGTTCTATGAGCAATTGTTGGGGAATCGTTGCCGCCTGGTGTTGCTTGACGGTGCCGTCGGCACGGGTAAGTCCTTCAGCGCAGGGGTTGTGCTTGCCTACCTGGTGCATCGAATGCTTGCCTCCCCCAGCCCACAAGCTTGGTGGGGGCTGACGCCTGGCTCACGCTTGACGCTGACGGTGCAGGGGGCCGATAAGGAGAATGTTAGTCTGGAGACGTTTGACGAGGTGCAGCGCCACATCCGTGGTTGCCCCTGGTTTCGTGTTCATGGGTTCATAGATGACGGCAAGGTGCGGGCGCTAAACTGGCCTAAGCAGTTACTCTCCATTGTCATCCGCGCAGCCAGTGTAGGGGCTATCGGCGGGTTGACTACTCCCGTTGCTGTGTTTGATGAGGCTGCACTTGCAAAGGAAATGGGGCAGACGCGCCGTGTAGACCAGACGGCGCAGGGTGTGTTTGACCGGCTGCATCACAGCATGGAGTCACGCTTTCAAGACCGTTGGATGCTAATCGTGATTGCAAATGCAAGGCACGAGAAGGATTTCATGGCGCAACTGCGCGACAGGTTTGCCGGTAAGGACTGGTGCCTCTACCGGCATTACAAGTCCTGGCAGGGGCTGCCCAGTTCTCGACCTCCGGAGGGTTGGGATGCAGACGAGTTGAAAGACAAGACATGGTTTCTAAATCCGCTAACACTTAGCCGCGTACCTCTCTGGCTGAAGGACTCATGCCTGTCTAACGTAGAGGGATTCAGTCAAGACCATGAGGGGTATCGGCAATCACGGCAGTCACGGTTTGACACACAGTTTCACGAGATTGAGGCATGGTTACAGGAGGCGCAGGCAAAGCGGCTATCTCCAATTGATGAAACTGGGAATTGGGTGGAGGACTTCGCACCCGGAAAGGGAGGCATTCCTGACGCACCCGTCTGGGTCCATTTTGATTTGTCCAGCACGCAGGACCGCCTCGGCGTTGCTGGGGTGCAGGTGTCTGGCTGGCGCACAGCTCTTGGTGAAACTGCAACCGAGCAGGACACGGATGAAGGTGAAGAGCAGGAGCCAGAGTACTTTCTGACGTTCTACGACGTAGTTGCTCCTGAACAGATGGGCGGAGAGATCCGGTATGGTGAGGTCCGCACGCACTACGTGTATGAGCTCGACCGGCGCGGATTCGAAATTGCAGGAGTATCCTGCGACCGGCACGCCTCCGAAGAGTTTTTACAGCAGTTGCGGGATCATGGCTACCGCACGCGCTTGATCTCAGTAGATCTGAATCCAGGCTATCAGATTCGCGTCAGGCGTGCCCTGCACGCCCGTGGCGCCACGGGTGCACACTCCCCCAGACTGTTAGGGCTATACTCCCTAATTCGTAGCGTGGCAGGCTTTGGTGACGTTGACCTGTTTCTGCACGAGTGGCGCGGGCTGGTCCGCAAGGATACCGGCACGCGGGTGAAGATCGAGAAGGGGCAGGGGGCTACGGACGATCTTGTAGACGCAGTTGCCGGAGCAGTGGAGGGGGCTAATGCTGAAACGTTTGGCAGCGTGCGCGTGTTGGGGCAACCCTCCGGTGGTGCACAGGAGCAAAGCTACGCAGAGGCAGTGAAGGAGTATGAGGCACAGTGGCACAGGAACCGCTGGCGGGCTGCCCGTTCGCGATAGAAGGAGGTCTTGTATGTGACTGCTACCCAGACAATTTATCAGGCGGCGGGGCACATGGTAGGTGAGAGCACTGACAGGTGCTGGCTTTGTGGTGGTTCAGCAGGAGCTTTACCCTCCCCACGTGCATTGCTGGAGAAGGACACGTTCACAAATCACGATCAGGTGGGCGCACCCAATAGCGACGTGGTTTGTGCCGCCTGCGTTTGGTGTCATGACGAGCGACATGTTGAATTGCAGCAGCGCACAGGGAAACCAGTGGCCCCGAAGTTTCGGAACTACTCGCACGTTGTGAAGGGTGGCGAGTGGTTACCATTCTCGAAGGGCCAGAAGGCAGCGCTGTGTGGGGCTCTGCTGACGCAGCCGTTTCCTACTGTGGCTGCGGTGGCCGACTCAGGGCAGAAGCAGATTGTGTTCCGGACAAGGGTGAATCCCGCCGGCGCCAATACTGGTTGGGTGCAGTTTGAGGAGTTGCCTTTGTATGTTGTACCACTACAACTCACCACAGTGATCTGCAATGTGGAAAAGCTCTATCGAACCTTCGCAAAGGGAGAAATTGAGTCGGGGAACTACAGCCAGCACCGCGTGTTGGATTATGGGCTTGTGGATTGGAGGTGTGATGAGGCGCAGATTGCACCGCGACGGGGAAGTGCGCTGTTGAGCCTGGCGCTTTTCCTTGCGCAAAGGGAGGAAGATAAGTGATTGAAGAACGTGAGAGAGAAGCCATTGACTTACTGAAAGCACTCTGGCGCGGGACTAATTCCGAGCTGAAAGCAAAGTATGCGCGGACGATCTGGACGCAGTATGAGGAGACAGTCCGTGCCAGTGCCTATACGGACCGGCTATCCGTATTTACGGATGTGCTATGTCGGAAGATGGACGCGCTTGTCGGCAGGACTGACGCTGAACGAGCGCGTTGCCAGGCGATTTTGTCTGGCGGCCATGACCGGGAACTGTTGAAGCTGCTGCGTGAGGAGACAACATTCCTTGTGCTTAGCGTGCGCGTTGAATTACAGGAGGAATACACATGAGAACGGTTTGCTTTGAAGGGACAGTGACAGCACTAACGTCAATCTCTCACATTGGCGACAGCCATGGAGTGACAGCAAAGCTACGCCGCGAGAAGATAGTCCAGCCCGATGGGTCGGTTGAAGAGATTCCGATCCTAAGCGGAAATGGCGTCCGTGGAATTCTACGTGACAGAGGGATGCTTCACCTATGTCGTGAGCTAGGCTTCGGCGTGAATGATGAGAATGGAGAGGTGCAAGGGCTGAGCAAGGAGGCGTTTTACCTTCTGTTCAGTGGTGGGGCGCTAAGCAAGCAGGGAGGAGCGCGTGGCCTGGACATCGACGAAGCACGCCGGTGGCGTGAGTTGATTCCGTTGCTGTCCGTGTTCGGCGGCGCCGTTGGCAATCAGATCATGCCAGGAAAGCTAAAGTGTGGGAAGCTCATCCCTATTGTCGCTGAGACGCAGCACTTGTTGCCTGAGCGATTTCGCGTTGAGGCACCTGTGTCAATCTGGAACTACTGCCAGGAGGAAGCTTACACGCGCCGCGATGACGAGAAGAATGAGCATCTCCGAATGCTGATCGCCCCTGCTGAGCGCAAGGCAATCGAGGATGCCGCGCGCAAGGATCGCGCTGTAAAACCTGCGGACAAGGCACCCGAGGAGACTGGAATCAAACAGCAGATGCGCTACTACCTTGAGACGCTGGCTGCGGGCACCTCCTTCTTCTGGGAGGTATCGCTGGACGACGTGAGCGACCTAGAGTTTGAGGCATTCGTTACTTGTCTGGTGGAGTTCAGTCGCTTCCCCTATCTCGGCGGGAAGTCTAACATTGGTCACGGCAAGGTGAAGATCGCCTTTGATTCGTGGCTTAGCGTCGATCCGACAACGTGCAAAGGAGCAGAGGTGGACACGCCTCTTGGCAACAAGTATCTCAAGCATTTGCAAGTTCATGGTGAAGAGATTCGTGAGGTGCTCCATGCCATCACCTGAGCGCAAGCGTGCGGATGTGCGCAATCATAGGCCTTTGCAGATAACTGCTGAACTGCGGACGCCGGTGATTACTGATGAGTGGCTGCCGTTTGACGGGATGCTTTACCATCAGGCAATGCGTGAGCGTTGGGGTGGGTTAGTGCTAACCTGGCCAGGTGCTAACAACAACGGGGCGCAGCCGGTGCGCCTGCCACTGAAGAAGCGTGGCGTCGGTGAGGAGTGGTACTACGCTGCGAGCTTCGCCCAGCCGCGCCAATGGTGGGTAGCCGAGGGTATTGACCATTGGGCAAAGCGGTTTGACCAGAGCCTCGTCTCCCTGCTTGCCCGCGACGGCAAGCGGTGTGTGCTAAATACTAGGAGTGGCCGGTACAAGCTATATCACATGCCGGTGTTCTACCGCTGTGCGCTGCGTGTGCAGTGGTATGTCATCGGTTCGCAACGGAGGATTAAGGAGCTGCTGTGCACGCTCACCAACATTGGCAAGAAAGGCTCGCAGGGGTGGGGGCGTGTGAGCGCGTGGCATGTTGAGCCGTGTGCAGAGGACTGGTCTGAGGTGCGTGATGGCCAGCTTACCCGTGCACTTCCAGTGATGGAGGCAACGCAGCGTGGACTGCCATTTGAGCTTGCACACTATGGCATTCGGCCGAGCTATCACGCGAGTGCAAATCAACTGCCGGTGGCGATGCCAGTATGATGAGTCGTGTGATAGTAGGCGACATTTCCCAGCGTGCAGCCCATACACAGGAGTGGTTGCAACACCATGCGTGATTGGCGACGAGAGGCCTTGCTTTATGCTAGACTACCCGAGCACAAGCACAGAGTACAGGCGGCCAGCTTGCGTGTGCATGACTTGTTGGAACGGTCTCATTCGCCCTACATTGGTTTCAGCACTGGCAAGGATTCGATCTGCGTGAGTGAGCTGGTTTGTGAGCAGCATCCGCAAACACCGCTTGTATACTTTGATGCAGACTGCGCCTTTCCGGAATCCAGTGAGTGCCTCAATCGATATGCCAAGCACCGAAAGGTGATTCAATGGAAGTGCGAGCCATTCTTCACGACGTTGCATCGGATGGGTGGTCCGACGAATCCCCGCTGTGAGGCAGAGACTATGCGTAGCACAGTCTATCGCCCAGTCGCCGAACTGCTGAAACAGTACCAGTTTGATGGAGTGTTTTTGGGCTTGCGTCGTCAGGAGAGTGCTGCCCGGTCACGACTAGGTGCGCTGTACTACCGGAAACGCGACCGGATATGGAACTGCAATCCAATTATCGACTGGAGAGATCGTGATGTGTGGGCGTTTATTGCCACGCGCAACCTCGATTATCCGGCAGTCTACGACCGCCTCCGCGAGTTGTGCGTGTCTGAGCGCGAACTGCGCCTCAGCTATTGGGCGGGTGAGACCTATCAGGCCTTCGGCCGTTGGGCTGTGCTCAAGCGTGGCTGGCCTGAGCTGTTTAACCGCTTCGCGGCGGAGTTCCCGGAAGTGAGGGCCTATGTATGAAGAGTGGCTTTGAAATATTTGATCCCGTGCCTGTGTTTCGGCCGCCGTACCATGCGCGGGTGACTCACGACGCACAGAACATGACGGTGTACGCCTCCGGTGTCGATGCCATCGATGCCTTGCATGTGTACCCCTGTGAGTGTTACTGTCTGACGAATGGTGAGCCCGGGGTGTTTGTGCTTACGCCAATCACCACACTGAAACTGAAAACGCCGCCGAGGCGGACGGTCACCATCCGGAGTGACCACCGGGGGCCCTCGTTGCGAATTCCGTGCTCGGTAGTACTGCGCCACGTGGGGGCAAAGCAGGGTGATGAGTACATGATTACGGAAGAGGCTGGCGGCTGGTGTTTCCGGCCCAGAAAGAAATGAAGGCACGTGAGTTCTTTGCAAGACGCAAGTTGAAGAACACCTTAGGGGATGTTCTCTGGAGGAGCAATTAGATGAGCCAATCAGAACGTGACGTGTCGTTACCTGCAACACAGGTGGAGCAATCCCTGGTCGTGCAGCGGTTGGAGCAGGCGCGTAGTGCCCTCGCGGAAGCGCGGACGCTACGTGAGAAGAAGATCATTCGTGATGGTGCGCGGGCGTTGGAACTCTACGCTCGCAGGCAGTCTGCACGTAGCGCCCAGGATGAGGCTGCCGTGTTAGCTATCCTGGCTGAGCGTGCACTGGGGTTAGATTTACAGGAGGTGCAGCGTTCAGGAGGCGGCAGGCCGTCAGAAACCCAGGAGCGCAGGTACACGGAGTACCAACAAGCACTGGATGAGTTGGGAGTGTCCCGTGTCACTGCTGGCCGGTGGCAGCACGTTGCCGAGATTGCAAATGCACTGGTGGAGGGTTTCTTCGAGGAGTGCCGCACCAAGGACAAGCCAATCACCACCGCCGGGCTGCTTGCCGTCTGGAAAGCACAGCAGGAGCCGACGGAGCGCACGGCACTGTATGAGACCTACGCCTTCAAGGTTCCCCTCGATCAGGTGGATTGGCTGGACGCTAAGCTCGCGCAGATGCAGGGCGAGGTCAGCGCAGAGTCACCAACCGCTTGGGCTGTCTTGCAAGCTATAGTGACACGCGCTACTGGGGAGGCTACACTATGAGCATAGAGGCTGCCTACGTTCCACTTGATACACTTGTTGCCCTTCCACGTAACTCAAAACTGCACGCACTTTCCAGCATCGGGATGTCCTTTCAGGAGTTCGGCTTCCTGGAACGTATTGTTGTTAATCGGACAACTGGGCACATTATTGGCGGGCATGGTCGGGTTGAGGCTTTGCGGCTCAGACAGTCAACAGGGAAGGCTCCACCAGACGGAGTAGAACTCTCTAAGGAAGAGTGGCTTGTTCCAGTGGATTGGGTGGAGGTTGAGGAAGCCAAGGAGGAAGCTGCGGCTATCGCTTTGAATCGCTTGGTTGAAGCTGGGGGATGGGACTCCTCAATGCTGGTTGACGTTCTCCGTGACTCCCTGTTAGTGCCTGAGGTCACGCTTGACATGCTGGGGTTTGACATTTCCACCTATGACGACTTGCTACTGAGTGTGGCTCCGCCTCTACTTGAGTTAGTTAATCCAGTGCCGCAAATTGATCGTGCAGAGGAACTGCATGAGAAGTGGGGCACTGCTAAGGGGCAGATTTGGGTGGCAGGTGCGCATCGAATTATGTGCGGGGATAGCACTAATGCAGGAGAAGTAGCCCTGTTGCTGGATGGTGTAAAAGCTGCGGCTTGTGTGACTGACCCACCGTATGGAATTGGCTTTGAGTATGACAGCTACAATGACACTCGTGAGCAATGGTTTGAATTGATGGACAAGGTGTTGCCAATTATCCACGAAGTGGCTTCGTTTGTTGTCATGCCTTGCTGTGGAATTAACCGACTTGATTGGTGGTATACACACCATCGTCCAGATTGGATTATGTGTTGGTATAAGGGCAGCCAGAGTCACCATAGTTATGTGGGATTCAATGATTGGGAGCCTCATCTCGTCTGGGGTAAACCTTCGAAGCTTATGCACGACTACTGGCAGACGGTATGCGGGTTTGAAGTAGAAGGGCACCCTTGCCCCAAGCCAGTGGCATACTCGGAATGGCTGGTAGAACATGCGGCAGTTCGAGGTGGCATTGTTTTCGATCCGTTTATGGGTAGTGGCACAACCCTTGTGGCTTGTGAGAATCTTGCTCGTGTTGGCTACGGCATGGAGATATCACCAGCGTATACGGCGGTAAGTCTTCAGCGGCTTGCTGACAAGGGGCTTACTCCACGGCTGCTTAGTAGTGAATCCACAGATAGCACAACCTCGGCACCTGTGCTATGATTCCCAATGGTGAAGCTACATGGTTGAACAAACTGCTCTGCTCGATTGGACTGGCTCCCCGCTGATTCACGCCTCCGCTGACGAGGGGAGCGTGCGCGTGGAGCCAGTCCAATCGAGCAGAGCAGTTTGTTCAACCATGTAGCTTCACCATTGGGA